TTGAAGCATTAAGTTTGAAAGATAAACCAAAATCCTGTGAGAATTTTCTAAAATGTCAGGAAGTCCAATGCCCCAAAATCCGAATGGTGTTTTTTGATAGTAATAAACAACAAAAGGAATTTTGCTTTCTCCGTTTCCCTTGTCTTTGTAATCAACTTTTTGAAAACCTAAAATTGTTGAGATTTTGTTGTCTGTCCATATAACCCACAATTTCCCGTTGGCATACATATACCATTCAAGAAGTTCCAAATAGGCTTGCGAATGAACTGGCTCTTCTGTAAAAAGTCCGTCAAGAATGATATTTTTTGCTTTTCTTTCTAACACAGTCTTTTCCATTGAAGCAGGATAACTTGCTCCAACAATCTTTTTAACCTTCTCTGGATCAAGCCTGCTATCGTTTATGAGTTCGTAATAAGTCTTGTAAATGTATCTTCCTGCGTATCTTGCGTCATCAATCGTGTTTGCGTATTTGTCAATGAAGAAAGTAAAGGGAGATTGAACTGATGGCAAAACAGTCTTTCTTTTCGTATCGTATTGTGAAACATCTAAAATTCCTGTGCCAAAGAAAATTGTGTTCCAGTTAAGTTCTCTATGAACCATTCCCATATTCATTTCATCAAAATCAAATTTAGCAACAGCGTTCGTGTAAATTATCTTTTCCTCATCTTTAGGCATTCTCGCCTTAAAGTTAACAAGCATCTCATCATTATCAATAGCGGAATAGTTTTCGTGAAATTGTGTAAATAAAAGATTTGATCCAACCAATAAATCTCCAACCTTTTTCCTTTCCTGATTGAGATAAAGTTTTATGTATTCCGTCCAATAAGTTTTCTTTGTCCTTAATTCCTGCTGGCTGTCATTAAATTTTTCATTCACATCGTTCAAGATTTCTTGCTCTGTCCACTCTGTTAAGTCTTTTAATGAAAGTTCAAGTTTATCTTGCATTGTTTAGTTCTTTAAATTCTTCGACATAGATTGGTTTAAATTCGTATTCGTTTATCTTCTCAATTGCTCTTTGCCTAAACTCTTCTGGTGTAATATTCGGAAGTCCTAATAACCATTTCAAATTTCCAATCCATCTTGGGTGTGCTAGTACAAATGCGTATAAACCATCTGCAGTTTCCCTGTAAAGAATTTCAGAATAGATATAATATTTTTGCTCGTATGCTTGCTGCAGAATTCTTTGTGTTAAAGCCTTTTTTAATTCGTGAAACCATTCCTCCTTTAAAACATAAAATTTTTTACCATTGTGCTCAAATTCTTTCAATGCTTGTGGTATTTTCAAAAGTAATTCTTTTTTAGATATTCTTGCCACTATTGGATTTGTGAAATCTTTCAACATCAGGCAGAAGGAAGATGTTAATATTCGCTTGATAATTCATAAATCCAAAGAGTTTAACAACCTTTCTCACCAACTGAATATGTTTTCCTTGCTTCCCCAATATCTTTGCCTTTGCTTCTTTTGTTTTACAATCAAAAATCAGGTTTATTCCCCTTAAATCAATCTTAGCTTCTTTTAGTATAAGTTCCTCTTTATAAATCTGTTTCAAGAGTTGCAAAGTTTCATTTTTTATTAAATCAAGTTTCTCACTCTCCATAAATGATTTTTCAGCCTTATTCTATCATAAACTCTTTCATTTTGTCAAGTTCTATCATTGAGGATAAGTCTACTGCGAAGGTCAATGCCAAAGCATCTGCCACATTAGGTGATTTTATCCCCATCTTCATCAAATCTTCTTTTGATTGAAATTTTATAACTCTGTCAGAATGTTCCTTATATCTCAGTGTTAAAATCTCGTTCCAAGCATCGTCTTTTAAAAGTTTCCCGCTTGTTAGTATCCATTCCCTCATTTTCCAATATAACTCAGCCTTTCTGTTAAAAAATCTTTCAGGATAATTTGCTTTCTGTCCGAATTGTATGCCGTGAAGTTCTTGATATAAGCCTATTTCGTTTAGTCTGTCATAAATTCCTTTTCCTATACCTGTAATATCTATGACAATTGCTGATGGATGATATTTTACAAGGTAATCACTTAAAAGGGGAAGAATTTGCATTGTGTCTGAAAGCCTTCTATTGAAAAGAACTTTTGCTACAAAATTGTCCCTTAAAACTATTGCTGTTTCGTCTCCTCCTGCGCCTGGATCTATCCCTATAACTGCTTTGTGAAAATTCTGTATATCAACATCTATGATTGCATTTTTAAGCTGTGTAGAAGTCAATAATGGCAAATATCCCTTTTCGTCTGTTATGCTTTCTAAAGAATACCAATCACCTTCAAGCAAAGCCTTTTTCAATGGTTCATCCATTCCTTTTGCTAACTCTTCATAATAGTTTTCTGGCAAATATGGATTGTCTCCTATCTCCGCTTTCAAATATCCTGCTTCCCTGCATCTATCATCTTTTGATGTTTTTTCTACAAAAAATTCTCTCACCCAATTTGAAAATTCTCCGACAGGATTAGATACTGCTAAAAACTTTGGATTTTCTATTCCCGGCCATCTGTTTCTTTGTAAAAGAATATCAAATGTTTCTTTTGGTATTTGCGTTAATTCATCTACTCCTACAATAGCCCATTCGCTTGAAAAATACTTTTCTGGTTCATCTAAATTCCTAAACATCAAAATTCCTCCTCCATAGTCTTCTGACAAATGAAATTCACTTTTCTGTTCATAATAAGTTCCAAGCCAATTAGGAAATTCTTCTTTTACCCTTTTTAAATGTCTATCGTTTAATTCTGGATAAGTTCTACAGAATAAACCTGCTTGCACTCCTTTATATCCTTTTGCTCCCCAATATAAAAGCCAATAAAGAATAATCCACCTTAAACTTCTGCTTTTCCCACTTCCTAAAACTCCAGCATATAGCGTATAGCGATAGTTTTTTGTAAATTCCAAGAATAGTTTTTGTTTAGGAGTAAAGTTTGCTAATTTGAAAAAGTTAATTTTTTCCATTTATTTTTTGTTTTCTTCATCTTCTTCATCTGTTAAAACTAAAACCTTTTTTTCTTCCTCAATTGTTTGTTTTGCTTGTCCATATAATCTGTCAAGAATATCTTTATAAAATGGATAATTTCCTTTTAATGCTTGTGCTATTCCTTTTTTAACAATTTCTACTAAAACTGCATCGGGTTCTTTGCCAAGTTTTAAAGATTTATTAACTTCTTTAATCGCTGTGTCAAATAAAGTCCTAAAACTTTGTGCCCCTTTGGGACGACCCTCAAGATTTCTTCTTGGATCATAACCCTTCTGAAATGGTTTTAAAGTTTTTAAATTAGACATAAAAACACAGTTAAATCTCACTTAATGAATTCCCGACTCCTAAAAATTTGAATAATTGTTCCTGATTATTTTTTCTTTTTCCATATAAAGAATGAAATATTCTATGACATTTTGCGCATAAAACAATCCCATTCTCGTAATCATCTGCCCTTTCTGGAAAATCTTTATAGTTAAAAATATGATGAACGTGCAGGTTTTCTTCTGTTTTGCATTTTACACAAGCATAATTATATTTTTTTAAAATTTCTTTTCTCCATTCTATTAAATGTTCTCTTCTTAAGCCAAAAAAATAAGTCTTAACCCATTCCATCCACCCTTCTATTAACGACTTGCGTATATCATTGGGAATAACATCTAAAAATCCTTTCTTCTTTATTTTTCTCATTAATTTTTTTTTACGATTTTCTCCTAACAAAATGTAAGCTTTAGACACTACTAAAAAAGCAAGCATAGATAATACCCATAAGGCAAAAATTATTTTATCTTCTTTTTCTTGATTTTTGTTTTCCATTTCTCAATACTTAAAATCCATCTCACTTATTTTATCACTTTTTAATCTTCTTTCTGCTTTTGAGACCATAACATCTATTTTTGACCTGTCTTTGTCTGATACAATCCTCCCTCCAGTTTTTTCTTTGTAAGCCATAACTCTTTCTTGATCAACATTTAAAGGAACCTTCTTTGTTGTCTTCTTCTTCTTATTAAATTCTACCATTTTTTTTCTTTTTTGTAAATGGCAGTCTTTACAGATCCACTCGTGGGGGCTAATTTGTAGAGACATGCTTTCTGGGTAATCACGACCGCAAACAGGACAATGAAAGATTTTTACATCTCCTATTTTTTTAAAGAAAGACTGTTTATTATACTGGTTATAATTATTCTGGTTATAATTATACTGGTTATTATTATAGATGGCGTTTCCTACAGTTAACGGGGTGTTTCCTGGAGTTAACGGATGTGTATAACTGGAGTTAACACCCTGTTTCCTATAGTTAACACTTTTTAATGGCACAAAAGTTAACATATCAATCTTTTCGGTTGGTGATATAAAAATTTTCCCATCCTCAAAAATATATTCAAAAAGGCCTCTTTTGAAAATCCTATCCATTAGTTTTTTCATCCCCGACCTTGTTTTTATATGTAAAATTGGCACTTGTTCAATGATATGATTATATGTTATCCACACATATTCTTTACCATCTTTTACTATTTTCTTTAATCTGTTTGATTTAGAAAAACATAAATCCCTCAAAAAATACATCAAAATTGCTTCTGATGGAGTTATATCTGGAAAAAGTTTATATAAAAGAAATAAATCTAATTTAACCGACCAATAAAAATTTCTTTTTTCTTCTCCGTTGTTGAGTTGTTTCTCTTCCATTTTTTTTATTCTCGGGATAAAAGAAAAGGGCGCCACTCGGGAGTAATTTAGTGTGCTAAAAATGATAGGATGGGACGGGCGCCCTTTTACTTCTCCCGAGTTATTGTTTAATTGTCGTCCCCCTTTATCCAATGTCCGGTGCCCCTACAAGCCCAGACATCGGCACAATGGATATTTTTATTATATTTCAAAAATTTTCAAAAGTCAAATCTCAAAATGTTAACGGAATTATTGTGTTTTCTATCCTCTTTTCAGCAATTTCACAATATTCTTTTGAAAGTTCAATTCCTATATAGTTTCTTCCTAATTTTTTAGCAACTACACAAGTTGTTCCACTGCCACAGAATGGGTCTAAAACTATTCCATCTTTAGGACAACCTGCTAATATAAAGAATTCTGCTAATGAAGTTGGGAATTTAGCGTAATGTCCAGATGGGACTGAATGCTGGTTTTCAACTTTAAACATCAAAACATTTGTTGGATTTGCTTCTTTTAATTCATTTTTAAGTTCAACATTCCAATCTTTGCTATTATAAGCAATAGTATATTTCTTTCTAAATTTTTCTACCCCAGACATACTTTTTTTATGTGGGTTGTCTTCTTTGTATGTTTCAACTATAGGATTTTGATATCTTAATATTGAACTTTTTTTAATTTGAGTTTTAATTTGTGATAAGTCAAAATAATACTTTTTAGATTTTACAATTTGAAAAACATATTCAAAGGCAGGTAAAAGTCTATCTCTAACTGGAAATGGCATTGTTGCTCCTATTGATGTTTTTTCTGGATATTTAGTAATTTTTTTAGCCCAAATAATAACATCTCTAATGATTATTCCTTTTTCCTGTAAAGAAATGGCAATTCTAAATGGTAATAATAGTCTTCCTTTTTGTTTAAGCCAACTATCTTTGTATTTCCCTCTTATGTAGACACGATGTTCATAAATTTTATTGAATTCTTTGTTTAATCTATCAATTCCTCCTTGATGAGTAGAAGTGTAAAAAACATCTCCTAAATTAAGAAAGAAAACTCCAGTTTTTTTAAGTACTCTTATACATTCTAAAGATATATTTACAATTTTGTCAATATATTCTTGTGGATGATCTTCTAAACCTATTTCAAATTTTTTGTTTTCATTTTCCTCTGACAAATAAGATCGGCAGGACCAATAAGGAGGAGATGTTATGATGCAATCTATAGAATTATCGGGAA